TAGCCCTTTTTCTCGAGAGAAAGCGAAAGAGAGTCAAGCTCTGACAGTGATTGGATGAGCAACAGAGGATAGGACTCTTCAGTCACACTCCCCCACTGATCGGGGTCGTTGGTATCGTCCTCTGGTACCTCATCGCTTGGCTCAAATGCAATACCCCACACGTCGTCTTGCAGCCACTTGAGGTTCAGCTCTTCTACTGCTTCTCCCAGACCAATCATGTCAGGCTGGTAAGCAATGATGTAGATCTTCTTGTCGTCCTCTGCGAACTCTTGGTACCACCTAGCGGGGTGTTCAGAGGTCAGCTCGATGCGGTAGTCGTTGGTGTCTAGGGTCTTCTTGGCAAATGGGCATGGCTTGTTGCCGTTGTAGTGATCGCTTGGGACATCAAGATAGTTCTTGGTCCAGTTGTGGATCTCTTGTTTGACCTGCTCTAGCGTGATCATTTCTTCTTTCTACCGCGTCGGTTCAATAGCTTAATGCCGCCGGTCTTCTTCTTGGGAGCTGCTTTACGCATCTTCCCGCATCCGCAATCACCTTTTTTACCCATACAGGTAAGGTCGGATCAGAAGCCCTGAAAAGCCTCAAACACCGGAGCCTTGAGTCTTTCCCTCTGAGCCTCGGTTTGCTGCACAGATCTGCGTATTTCCTGTAGAACTTCAGGAGACAAAGAGACGGGTGTCTGGACACCTGCTGCGGCCTGCCTCTGCGAGGTGGTGGGAAGATTCAGCAGCACTTCTTCAGGTGACTGGAGACGATCTGGGTTTCTTGCTGCTTCTTGTTGGAAGTACGACCGAATCTCTGGGGGCATGCGGTCCATCATGCGCAGAGAACGGGGTGTTTCCAGGCCCTTGACGGCAGACTTAATCTGCTGGGTGGTAACAGGTAGACGGAATCCGTACTTACGTTGGAAGTCTGCGTTGATCTTCTCGCCTTTTGCGACGTCCCCTTGGACAACCACTGCCTCTACCCAAGAGCGTCGTCGCTTGTTGATTTCGTCTCGTTGACGCACCATGTACCCATCAATGTCTCGACTGTATTGAGGCATGGATAGGTTGACACCCAAGCCCCTAAGAATAAGAGACGTAGGACTTTGATAGTCAACAAATGTTCCGTCAGACTTCTTGATGGGAATCATTCCATCAGGCGTCATGTTCTCGTAGTCAGCAAAGAACTTCTGCGCAGGAGACGCAAGGCTAGTTAAGAAGTTAGCGTTGGCGTCAGGAGCTACCTGCAATGCACGCTGAAGCCCAATACCACCAGGGATAGACCGAGCCAGTGAGTCACCGATCAACTTCATATCCCCCTGCAGGATGCCCTCAACACCTCCTGCAGTGATGGAAATGACGGGCGGAACAATGAATGGGAACTCGCCCTTAGCTGCCTTCTCAGGGTTAGCAAACGCCTTGAAAGATTCAATAGCACCACCGCGAGACAGGTCTGCACCGATCAGTCCCTTGCCTCCTTCATAGATCAAAGCGCTAACGCCAATCATTCTCAAAGGATCAGCCAAACGGTACGGCACTTCCATGTTGGTGCCTCGAATAAACCGTCTGCCTTGCGCAATCTGACCGCCACCGATAAATGTAGAGGTCAAAGTACGAAGACCAAAGGACTGGAACTGGCGAAGGAGGGGGTCCGACAAAGCCCCTTGCATGAACAGCATGGGGGTACCCAAGATATCCGCACCAAACTGAAACTGTTGCACCGCAGCCTGAGCGTCGTTGCGGAACCCTGCTTCAGTTAGGTCATCAGCAAAGCCGATCTTGCCGTTAGCCAGCCGTGTAGCCATGCCGCGCTCAAGATAGTTGTGCTTGATTGCGTGCACTGTGGTAAGACGGTTCATCCATTCCGTCTTCTCAAACCCCTTGAGGGTAAAGTCCACCACCTTGTTGACGTTAAAGGCTTTGCCTTGAATGGAGCGTTGGGTATCAATCAACCGGTCAAGGTCAGAGATGACGTCGCCCATAATCCCCGCCTCTTCGGGGAACTCAAGAACCTCCTCCAAGATACCTCGCCGTTGCTCTGGGGTAATTGTGGGTCCGTAGTCCAAACGTCGCACGGCATACTTGCGCAGGTCGTTGGCTGCGTCGGCCATGCCTCTAGTTGTTGCCCCCAAACCCACAATCGTTTGCAGGTGCAAGAAGGGCTGCTGCAAGTTCAACAGCACTGAGCCCATATTCAGACCCAAGTGAGATGCGTACAGGTATGAGGCTGCTTGGTTTCTTACGGGGTCGATCAGTTCTGCTGCGTCTCGCTGTGCGAAGTAGCGGATCTGCTTCATGGCGCTAGCCATAGTTTCGTTCGAGCCCTCCAGTATCTTTCCAAGACTACTGTTGGCAAACTTCTCCCCCACTGCCTGGGCTTGCCGAGTAGCAAAGGTCATAAGGCTTCGCTGGTCGGTGCGCATACCCAAGGCTGCAGGCAGGATGGTCTCTCGGAACATCTCGTATGCCTTCTCGCCTCGCAGTCTGGATAGTTCAGGGGCTACCTCAGCGGTGTCTTGCGCGACAGTTCTGAGTTGCTGACCCACCTGCTCGAACAAGTCGGCTCGCGTCCACCCTCCTGGAGGTGCAAGCTTGCCTTCTGTGTCCATAACCTGCATCAATCTAGGAGACTCAGCGTCTTTCATGTACGCACGTGCACGTACCTGGGTTACGCTTTCTCCGTATCGCTCTGCGCCTTGCGCTGTAAACAGCGCTTCTCGCTGTGCTTGGCGCTCGAGCGGAGTCAGTTGGTCAATGTAGAGAGCGTGGTCTCTAGCTGTCTGGATCTGGTATGTTTCGTTGGCACGGACAAAGTTGATCCGGCGCAAAGGAATGATTCGTCCTTCGCCCTTGTTTCTGTTTGCGTACTCAACGACGTTCTGGCTTAGTTGTCGGTGTCTTCCGTATCCGCCGGCAGTACGACCCCCCACTGCCTCTACTGCTGATCTTGCTCGTTCAAGATCCTCCATGTTGTAGGCAATCTCGTCCAGGTTTCTACGTCCAGAACGCCCAGATGCAAACATTTGAGACATCATGTTGCGCATGTCAGGCCCGCCCTTTGCATCAAGGGTTGGGCGGTCAAGCCCGGTAGCTTCTGCTAGTTCGAACATCTCTCCTGGTCGACGTTTGAACGTAAAGAAGTCCATCTGGTTACGAGGGAAGTACGAGCCTCCGGCGAACAAGTCGTTGGCCATACCTCGAGTCATCAGGTCTACGAACTTATCGTCACCGATGTTCAGGGCCTCGCCTGACAGAATGTTTGCCCGCATCTCACGACTCATCAGTCGATCAAAGAATCCAGGCAAACCTAGCTGGTCATCCAGGTGAGGGCTCTGCAGTGCATTCTTCAGGCGCAAGACCTTGTCGGGGTCAATGATTTCTTTTGCTGCCTCGAGTCTTTTGGCTTTGTCGGTGATCGCTTCAACTGCTTTGATTTGATCTAGGCTCACCCCGTCTCGCAAGAAGTTACGCCCCATGCGGACGCGGAGACTATCACGGGTTGCCTCTGCCAGATCGCCTAGTCCTCGAGTTCTCAAGATACTGTCAAGCCCACCGACCTTGCTAAAGTCAAACAGTGCTGCAGAGGTAGTGTCTTCATCAATAACGATGATGTCATCTACTCCTCGCTTGACCCGGAACAGTTCTCCATCTGCAGACTCAACGATATCTCCGCCGGCCTTAGCGTAGATCTTGTGCAGTTCTTTTGCCTTGTCGATGTCGACCTCAACCCCATCCATGTTCGTAAACTTCTGGATGTAGTTGGTTCGGGTAATCTCCTCTGCCTTGTCCATACCAGACAGTTTGATGTGCAGCAGGTCAAGGTCGTGCTGGACCTCCTGTCGAAGCGCAAGGTCTTTGATTCTGGTGGGGTCTCGATACTGCTCGTATGTGATACCCCGCGCCTCAAGGTACTTTGCAAGGTGAGGGTCAACAATCGAAGCAGTCTCTTGGCTAAGCCTTCGGGCTACCTTCTGCATCTGGCTGATGCCTTCTGCTCCTGCGGTGCCGTGCATCAGTTCCCGTCCGTTACGGAGGATCAGAGCACTCAGACTGTTCTTAATGTTCTGTGCAAACAGACGTCCCTGTCCTCCCATCCGCAAGCCTGCGGGGGTAAACAGAAACGCCAGGTATACAAGTGGGTTTGTGGCTACATCTACAAGCGCAGATCCTACGCCTTTCTTGTCGTAGCCTAGCTGCTCTTTCATCCTGTCCGCATACGAGTCCCGTTCAATGGGGCTCAGTGTGTCAGGACTAAAGAACGTATTTACGAAGCTCCCAAAGGTCGCCTCATCATCCATGATCTGGGTGAGGGCGACCTCTGGGGCATCGTAAAAGTGCAGCGGGCCGAATGGGCTCGCTTGGATCTGGCTCATTTACGCTTCGTGCGAATCCGGAGAGTCACATTGACGCCTTCAGCCGTTGAAGTGTTAGTGAAATCAACACCGATAGCGTCTCCTGCAGGAATAACGTTAGCGGTGTCAGTGATCGTCACTGGGATAACAGTTCCCGCAGTAGCGCTCAAGGCAGCAGCGCTAGAAAAAGCGGTGCCGTCCGTCACGTTTCCTGTGGTGAAATGCTTCAACGTAATTGTTGCATCACTGTCAGCGGTTGCGCAACGGATAAAAGCAGCGTCAACGACCGTATCTCTTTCGCAATGAAAGATTGGTTGGTCAGCCGATGCGTCTCCTGCTCCGTCTTGGGCAAGATTAACCGAGATGTATTGGAGCACATCTGGGAATGTATCTACTGGAATTGGTTTTTCACCTGGCATTAGTAACTCCTATCAAACAGGCCGACAGATGATGCTGAACGAGATGTTGGCAATCGTGTCGTGTGCGGAAAGAGTAGCACCAATCACGGAACCAGCAGTCAGCTTGTTGTTGTCTGTGTCAATGGTTGCAAACTGAACGGTATCGTTTGTATTGTCGCCGTCCAAGTTGCCGCTGTGGAGAGCAGTGCCAGAAGCAATAGCAGTACCAGAAGCGGCTCCCTTCACGACGATGTTAGATGTAGCGCCTTGCTTTGTTGCATGACGCTCAGTAATCCGCTCGACGACGCAGTCAACAGGGACTGAACCGAGAAAGACGGTCGCGGCACCAGAAGCGAGCTGGGCGTTGATAACAAATGAGGCATCATTGACGCCTTCAAACGGCAAACGTAGGGCTTCACCAGCCATAGTAAACTCCTTAGATCAAATCCATTACAGAGGGTTGGGCTGGGGCGCCCGGGATAGCTTGAGGGTTTGACGCCATACGCAGCGCCAAGTCTTCCATAAGGTCGACTCTGGGGGCCCCTCCTAACACCACCGCACCTTGCGGAAGTTGTCGACCCGCCATTACTTGGTTATACGTTTGAGGGCTCGCTGCCGCCAAACGCGCCAAACTCTGAGCCATGCTGGCCTGCAGGGCTTGGAACTCAGTCTTTCTTTTATTGGCTCTGTATAGGGCTCGCTGTCCTCGCTCGGTAGAAGCAAGAGCAGCCATTTGCCGCAGACCATCCATCTTTCCAGGCGCGAGGAAGTCCTTCACTCCACGGCCCACCCCGGACCTTGAGTCGTACATCATGGGCATTGCAAGACCCACCCCCAACTCGGCTCCGAGGATCCCCTGTGCTAGTTTGGGCATCTGTGAAAACATTAGATCATTCCGCCTACTCGTTGCTGTGCCATCATGGCGCCTTGCGGGGCCACTGCAGACTGCTGAGCCGCATACGCTCCGCTTCTGCCCAACAGACTAGCAAGTTCTGCTTCTTGTTGTGTCACTTGACGGGGCACCTCAGACAGGGCAGCAAGTCCGCGCAGCTCGCTTGCGCCTTGTCGTGCTCCTTGCAACTGCATCAGGGGAGACATGCGGGCACGAGCATCGTTTGCCAGTCCCAACTGCAGTCCTTGAATCTCTTGCACCCGTTGGTTACGACGTGCGACTGCATCACTAACCAAGAATGCAAACCCCAGGCCCAGACCAGCAAGACCCAAACCACCGCCCATGCTTGTAGTGAATCTGCCTAGTCCTTTCAGAGCAGCCTCCCTCAACGCCTTCCGTCCGGCAGGGCTCTTCAACTGTTGGAAGAAAGACAGTTTTTTGGGTGCAGGTAATGCTTTTTGCCCTCCGCCTCCAGCACCGCCGCGACCGCCTCCAGCACCACCGCCGCCGCCACGACCGCCACCTCCAGCACCGCCCACATCTGCAGCGTCTCCTGGAGGGACAAACTGGTTGGTGCCAGGCACTTGATTCAGAACAATCTCTCGAGGAGTTCGTGAAGTACCCCCAAGCGCCCGTTGACCTCTAGATCTTGCAGCGGTTGCGGCTACTGCGTCATCCTGATCCACCGACGCACGTGCAATACGCAAGACCACATCGTCAGGTGTATCCGCAAAGATTGCCTTGCCCACAGCGGAGTCCGGCAACCCTAGAGATGCAGCCTGTGCCTTGGTGGGCTTGAAGTTTTTGATTTCAGTAATGCGTCGTTGGAGAGCTTGAGCTCGCTGCTTGTCTGCTTTGCTAACGCCGGGTGTCTTACCCTCCCGTCCAGGCTTTGATTGTCCTGTAGGTTTGCCGTCATCGGCTTGACCGGTGCCAAATTGTTCTCCTTGTTGCATCTCCCCACGCAAGGCAAGTGCGACATCATCAGTCTGCGGTCGTGAAGCAAGGAAAGTTCCGGGGCTTCGACCAGCGATTGGAGGAGGTGCTCCCCCAGGAACACCCGACTGCGCAAGAACTTCAGGACTCATCGAGGCAAGAGCTTGTCCTTCACGGCCCACGAGAGCGGCAGGGTTCATGCTTCCAGAGAAAAGACCTGATCTGATTTGGTTGGGAGTGAGAGGTTGACCAACGCCGACACGGGGCATTCGAGATTCGAATTGTGCAAGTTGTTTCGCTCCTTCTCCTGCTCCTTCAACAGGAAGAACATTCGGAGCAAAAGTCCTGCCCATAGGCATTGGACCTACAGGTCTGCCGGCAGCGGCATCAGCTGCAATTCGAGCTGCTCGTTGTTGCTGGGCTGCTTGTTGGAACAAAGGCATGTCCGCAGCGTTTTCCATCGAGGACAAAGCCACAGTACCTGCTCGTGGGTTGGCTGACCGGCGAAGAGCCGCAGGGTTGCCACGTGACCCAGTACCTACTCCGGCCCCTTGATTCAAAGCAGAGGTTGCTCGTCCCGGTTCGAAGAACTGATTTCTTACTGCAAAGTCGTCAGCAATCTGAACTTGGATCGCTCGTCCCAACTGCTGAGCTTCTTTTCCTGTTGCGAGACCCGATGCCTCAATCAGGTCTTGAGCAGCTTTGGGCACATTCCCAGGGATGCCTCCGGCCCCCAAAGAGCCCTTCATTTTCTTCAGGGCTTTGAGTGCCTTGTCTTTATCCGCCTTGGTGCCTCCGTCGATCTCCCGCATGACGTCATTCATCTGCTCTCGACCGATACCCTCGGGGATATCTTTAGGAGTAAACCCTGCTTCCAACAGTCGAGGGTGCAAGTCTTTCTGTGCAAGGTCCTCAAGAGCATCAAGAACTTGGACTCCCATGCCGCCGCGACGACCCATACCACCTATAGGGCTACCTGACATAATCTCAGAAGCAGCCATACGAGCACGCATGCCTTTTACATCCCCTGACCTAAGAAGGTCCGACGCGTCGTCTGCGATGTCATCTGACATCATTGCAAGCTCATCCATAATCTCTGAGGGAGCCATGGCAATAGACTGGAGAGCGCGTCGGTCGCGGACGCTGCCTCTAAACGCAGGCCCTTGAGTAGGCAAGAAGCTTCCGTTCAAGACATTCAGTGGGGTGTCAAAACCAGGCAGTGTAAACTGAGTCATACCAGTCCCTCGCGTGTTCGTCGTTCAACCAGTCGCACCGCAGCAGCTTCGGAAGCAAGAGCCCCAATACCTACGTAGGTCTTGTCGTCTTCTTCGTTGTAGTTAGCAAACAGAAAAGCACCAGATCGTTTCAGTGCTCTGCACTCACGTTGTTCCCACAGCCACTTCCGTACAGCTTTGGGTGTAATCTTTGAGCCTTCGAACTGCAGAGTGTGCTCGTCTTGCGTTACCTGCACAGGAGAAGAGCGCCCCTCCAGTGGGGGAGTTACCAGTACAGCTGCGCCCTTCTTGTCATCGAAGTCGGTCACAAGCTTTTTTACTGATCCCTTCCAGTCGGTCATCGCAATCCCTGCATGTTTGCATCAATCTGGTTCATAAGAGAAGTGATGATTTGACTCTCAGTATCTCGCTCTCGTTGAATCTCGATGTTGCGTTCTGTGTTCTGCTGCATCAGATCCGCCAGCTCAGCTTCGTACTCAGCAATTTCGGGAGACAGGGCAGGGTCAAGCAGTTCACCCAGTTCTGTTTGTCGAGCCTCCAACTCAAGAAGTTCGGCTTCTTCAGTTGCCTTCTTGTCCAAGAATTCACGAAGCTTCGACGCAACATTTGGATCAATGATCGAAAACAACTCTTCTGCTTCTTCGGTGATGCTGCCGTCCGGACGGATCAATCCGTCAAGCGTGCCATCCAAGATGTCCTCTGCTGCCTGTGCCCGCTCGCTAGCCTCGTAGAAACGAAGCTCGGGGTTGGTAACTTTGTCTCCTGCAGCCTCCAAGAGTGTTCGTGCTGCAGTCAACTTACGTTTCATTTGAGACTCTAGTTGTTCCCCCTGCTCAAAAACCTGCAAGGCAAGACGTTGTTCTTCCGTGTTTGCAACCCTGCCTGCTTGTCCGATCGCAGCTTGGAGTTGCGAACGGCTAGAGTACAGACTAGATCTCCGAGCATCCGAGGCATTCTCTGCTGCTACAAGTCCGTGATACAACTGCTCGAGGCTGACGCCTGCGGTCTCTTTGAGCTCTGCAACTTTGTCCATGATGGCAATCACATCTTGGTCATTTGGGTTGGTGCTCTTGCCGATGGCCTCCATTAGCTGGTTCATCCCGTCAAACACAGCCTCCGCCCCTGCAGCTCCTTTCCCCGAGACTTTGGCAATCTCTTCCGACACCACCAAAAGGTTGGCTTGCAGAGTAGCGTCAACGTGGTCTTCAGCCCGGAAGCTCTTCATCGCTTCCGTCACACTTTCATTCACTTCCTCAAGGGTGTCGTCCCCAAAGGTATTAAGTCCTGTTGCACCTGTTGCAAGAAGACCTGCACCAATAATCGTTGAGATAGGTCCTGTAATGGCGAATATGCCAACCAGTCCTGCAGCAGCCAAAAGACTTCCACCCTCGAAACCAAGAGACTCCCCCACCCCTTGGAAGAAGTCCCCAACAGCACCAAATATATTCCTATCGGTGACGTTGTTCTGCATGGTTTGGCCAGGGACTTCCATCAGTTGCTTGGCTGCTTGGTATCGAGAAAGTCCTTGGGTGGCCATGATCTGCTGGATCCGCTCACCCATACCGCCTCCGACTGTGCCTACCGTTCCGGTTCCGAATGCACCAAGGCCGAGTACTCCCCCACCCGAAAGCATCATCAGTCGGTCTTGCTTCTGGTTGATAGCATCTGTCAAGCCTCCGATCAGTGCTTGTGAGCTTTGGGTGTTGGTCATCTCCCCTGCGTATCGCTGGAGCACCCGTTGGAAGCCTTGTTGTCGGTTGGCTTTGTTTTGTCCCAGACCTGTAATCTCGGCTTGAATCTTGCCCAGCTCTCGGTTGTGTTGGCGGGTGGTTGCTCTGCGCTCCGCTTGGAGTTGCTGGTGTCGCTTGAACAAGTCGGTGCCTGGTGTGAACCGTGCAAACTCTCCTGGCAAACCTTCAGCAGCAAGGCCGGCTGTAGGCCCGAGCTCTCCTTGATATGACTGGCTCACCAAGTCACGAGCAATGCCCATACCTTGAGACGAAAACCTTGACTGGCTATTTTGAAAAGCAGACAGTGCAGCGCCTTTCTTTTCCATAGCCTTAGCCTGCAACGCTTGGAATGCTTGGTTATTCCCCTGCATTTGTGGTTGCTGAGGACCGCCTTGTTGTGGATTGAACTGGCTCATGAGGTTGGGGGATTCATGCCTGTGTTGTAGCCGGCAGCGTGAATTGTTTGTGCAACAGCGAACAGGTTACTTGTTAGGCCAAGCATGTCGAGAGCTGCGGGCGGGAACGCTTGAATAATGCTGATCATTGCTTGACTGCCCGTAGCAGATGCGTTTGCAAGAGCCGTCGCTGCTTGTTGACTCAAAGCATCCTGTGCTGTTTCCATTTGGGTATACACTTGATTGGCTTGGTTAAGAGCCATCCCGCCTTGCATCGAAGCATCCGAGAACATCTGAGTGAAGTTCTGGATAGTGCCTGCTTCAAGCTGTGCTTGAGTCTGGAAGGTTCCGGCAATCGCTTGGTCGTATTGAGCCCCGGTCTGCGAAATGTTTGCTGCTGCTGCGGCGCTTCTGTCTCGGTCTGCATCCATCTGAGCACTCACAATCTGAGCGGGGGACGCACCGCTAGCAGACATTTGGGCAGCAATTTGGTTGGACTGCTCTCCTGCTTGACGCCCTGCGTTGATTGCTTGTGCCGCCATTGCTCCAGCACGAGACTTTTTCAAAGAGTCTCGGGACGCGTCCATGCCCGACTCTATCGCATCTAGGGCTTTTGCTTCTCCTGTTTGGATGGCATCTTTTGAGCCTTGAATACCTTCTTTGAGGTAGTTAATGCTTTCTTCTTTTGCTGCCCCGATGTCCGTCAAACCAATGCCCTGGGCTTGGTCGCTCAAAACGCTCATGGAGGTTTCAAAACCAGGAGAGAACTGCTCCATGAGATCAGTCCGGAACTGGTTGCTCTGGTCAATAATCTGTTGCTGGCCCTGCTGTGCCTGATTGAACATGGTTCCGAGGTCAACAAATCCCTGTTGACCCTGAGCCATATTCAACGTGTCTTGGCTGGTGTACAGGCTTCCGTCTTGAGCACGAACTCCCGTTTGACGGAGCTGACCAGGAGCTCCCGGTGTGTACTCAGGGGTACCCATTCCAGGCAGTGATGGTGGCACAAATGGGCTGTTGAACTGGCTCATGACTGGGTGTATACCTCAGAGGATTCAGTGTCAAAGGTCTGACCAGAGCAACGGAAACTGATCAGCCTGAAGTCCACATCTGGGGTGAAGATGCGGACACCAGGAGTCAGTGTGAAGCCCAGCGGGCCTTGCACACCACTGAAAGTGTCGGATCCTCCGAAAGAAACTGGGAACGTAGAAGACCCGTCAACAATAGAACTAACTTGTGTCCCGTCCGGCTTTACCGGAACTGCCTTGTGCTCAGGAGTGTTGTCATTGCCTTCATAGATAATCCCTTGGAACTTGACTGCTGTCGATGCGTTGTTTGAATCCACATTGCTGACGAGGGTCAGAACGTCAACATCCAAGAACGTAGCCTTAATGTCGTCGATCTGTTTCAGGTTGTGGACATTCTCTATCTCACCTTCTCCAGCCGTTGTCCTAGTGGGAGTGCCTACTTGGTGAGCAGTGATTTCCATAAACACTGGACTCACTCCCACCTTTGCTCCTGCGCTAAGGCTTTTGAATCCGTTGTCTGCCATCACAAAGCTCACATTCGTGCCGCTGGACACTACGCTTTCGATCTGAGACTTTGTTCCTACGTTGTTAGGAAGTGTAGAGTCTTCGATGCAGTACAAGAACGCTCCGATGTAGCTGTTCTCCGCAGGAGTGCTTCGAGCGTCTGTGTCCAATGAGGACTTCTCAGTCGTAAACAAAATTTGACTGCCTTGATTGTAAGACCCGACTGTGTAGTGAGTCCGCCCAATGATATCCAGCAAGGTTCTACGTGACCCTACCTGCTGACTAAAGGTAGACGACCCGTCGTGGTCAAGAGCTTTGCGTGTCCGGTCGTCGTTGGCCACAAACAACTTGGGCTTCCAAGTGGTGCCTGCGGAAAGGTTGGCCAGGTCAGGGTGGTTCTGCAAGAACACTGCTCGTTTGACTCGGTCGCCAGCAAAGTCGGGGGTGTAGCCCGACGCTCCTGCAAACACTTCGTCTCGAGGAACATCCCCTACCTTTACATCGGTAAAGGGAAGATCTTGCAGTTCTGTCATACAAGAAGTTTCAAACCATGCGATTGCTGCTCTCTTCTGTCCGGGGTGGAAGAAGTACAGGGCCGACTCGTAAGAGTCAAATGCAACCCGCATGTCCTCTAGTCCATCGACAAAAGTTTCTTTAATCAACAAGTCCAAAGCGGTCATGTTGTCCAAAGAACCATTGGTGCCGATGATCTTGACCCCCTTCGGAGAAACAACAAACAACTGAGACGCCGCAACGTCCGCAGCGTGGGAGCCGACCACGCCCACCAAGCCCTCGTGGAACTCTCGAACAACGATCGTTCCTTCACGTCGGAAGTGGTACATACGATCAGAGCTCAAGCCTACGACGTTGGGCCCCACTCTCTTTAGCAGTTTGAGTCGGTTACCTGGGTCAGAGGGCGTGTATTGGTTAGCAGGAGGATGAAGTTCCGGAGCGTACCGATCGGTCTGAGAGTACTTGGTTTCTCCCCCACCGCGATATGCGTCCGTCGAGTACGCCTCTTCTGAGTTTGCGCTCGCTTCTTCGGTGTCAATATCTGCTTGGATCAAGATGTTGTCCAAGAACTCTGCTGCTCCTGAGGACGGCATCTTCTCGTCAAACCGTGTAGGTCCAGTGTAGAACGGACGGTATAAGATCTCTTCGTCGTTCAAGCTGTAGTAGAAGATCGCACGCGAGCGGTTGGACAAGCCGTCGTTCAAAGATGCAACAGGACTGCCTGCGTTGGCTTGGGTAGTTGTCTTGTTGTCTGTGGTGTGGTAGTCCTCAAGCTTGATCATCTTGTCCAAGAACAAAGTTGATCCTGCGAACTGCTTACCTTCCTCTTCCGTTTTGGGGGATCGGTAGAAGAAGCAGTGGTCATACTTGGTGCTGTCATACACAATCTCTGCGGCGGCATATTTGTTTCTGCCTCGAGCAGTGACTACATATCGTGTAATCAAGTTTCGGATAGGGTCGTCAAGTGGGAACTCCCGGCCGGAGCTGGCGTCTCGACCAAACGGTTTCAGTGCAAACCCGTCTCTTTCTATCCTTGCAATCTCGGACAAGCTAGACATGCGCCCAGTCTTGGAGTCAAACAGTTGGTAGGCAAATGCGTAGTTGCCTCGCTTGAGCCGGGTAGCCTCAAAGATGTTGTCGGTTGTAAAGTTAAACACTCCACTGCTAACGTAATACTCTGTTCCGTTAATAGTGGCGTATGCAGTCACTGCCCACTCAAACTCTCGTCCGCTGGGAAGGCTGCTTCCTGTATACAAAGAAGCAATATCAAACTCTTCTTCTGTCAAGCGTTGTCCGTTGACCCGATACAGTGCGGGGTTGTCAGACAAACCGTCTCGCCAGTAAACGTCGTACTCAATCTCAGGCCGTCCCGCATTAGTAGTGCCCGAGAACCTACCGCTCCACTTCAGCTTGATAGTGTTGCTTACGTTCTCTGCTTCTTCAAGAGGCAAGCGAGCTTCAATAAGGAAGCCCGTGTTGACATTGTTGTTTGTGTCTACATTCCCCAAGAAATCTAGGACTGCGGTGTCGCTTCCGGTGTAGTCAGACTGCCCCGCAGCAAAGACACTCTTTGCTCCGACCAGCTCAAACAAGCAAGAGTGTGCCTTGCCTCTAGCTTGGTAGTCGTCAGTGCCGTCACCGGTAGGGTCATCGCTGGTAAAGGTCTTGATGACCATACGGCTGTCGATTGGGGTGCCCAGCCGAATGTCTACATTCTCCCCCTCAAACGCCTGCTGTCCTACACCCTCGCTAATCATGTTTGCAATGGTGGTGTAGGTGTCAGAACCTACAGTTCGGGTACCCAACGAAGCATTAGTTCGGGTATCTGTGCTGTTCACATCCGCCCAGTTGAAGGCATCCTGCGATCCGTAGAAGTCAGCCTCAATAAGTTCTGCCCCTGCAACCCCGTAGTTCACAGCGTCAATCACACTGCCATACGCCCCAGAGGTAAGGTCAGAGGTGTTGAGCTCAGTGATGTAGGAAGTTGCCCTGATAATGTGGGACTTAAAGTCTTGGGTCAGAACAGGAAGCGTAGAGTTCCGAAGGAATCGGCTTGAGTATTGTTGGGTTCCATCTGTTGCAATACCTGGAGTTCTTTGTCCGCTAGAGTCCGACCCCATATCAGTAAAGGAGTAGAACACGTTGCCTCCGTTGGCGATTGAAGTCCCTTGAGTCTCAAGAACGTTAGATGCAGTAAACACCCGGATGCACATACCTCCAAGGTTTCCTGCAGCCCCAACCATCTCCGTATTAGAAATAAGGTTCCCATCGCCGTCTCGTGTCCGCACGTGGGCGTAAAGGTTGGTTGCGTTTTGTGATCCGTCGCCCCCAAACGCAGAGGTTTTCAAGTCGGTAAACGACGGAGACTCAAAGACTTGTATGTAGTCATAAACAAAGTCTGATCCTTCAGCGGTCTCCGAAACAAGTCCTCCGTTCTGAGCTGCTTTGGAAAAAGCAGAAGGCGCAGGTGTAAAGTTGTACACGGTGCCTGTCCCGTCAGCAGCAGTGGAAAAGTACACCTCTGCGTACGGCTGAATCTTACTCTCTCCAAATCCTGGAGTAGCTTTGCTTAGCTTCACTCCTCCATCAGGACAAGCAGTAAACGACACCACGACATAAAGTCGCTGCCCTGAGGTAAGAGGCGTGCCTCCGCTGCCGTAGTTCTGAGATGCAATGTTTACGGAAGCAGAGTCTCCCGTGATAACCGTGCGTTTGATTGCAGAGGTAGGTACGGTTGATGAACCATCCTCACCGACAAACGAGGGCTGGTCTAGCGCAAAGAAGTCCTCGTCTTCTGCAGTTCTAACTGAAAGCTGAATGTGTCCAACACCTGCTTGATTGCTTGTGTCGAGAGGTCGAGGGAAGGAACCTAACTCTGCTCCTCCATCTCCGTCTCTGAATGACGGTTGGATGCCAGGCCCTGGAAGTCCTGTCTGCCCTGGAGAAGTAGTGTCTCCAGTAACCCCAAACACCGTGCCGCCTCTAAACTCAGCACTGTCGGCGTCATTCTCTCCATCAAGAAAGAACACTGACGGCGAGCGCCCGCGCACAAACACATACACAAGACGCCCGAGGGTTTTGACCTGCATCGGCTCCGTCGAGCTGCAGCTCATCATCAATAGGTTGGCGGTGTAGTTCACCGGTATAGCGTCTGCCCCTGGAGCGTGAGGACTGTTGGGGGAGTAATGCGCTGCTGCTTTGGTGTCGTAGTATTCGATAAATACATCCGACAAAGATCCTCCAGAACCTCCTGTAAATGAAAGACTTGTATTGTCAACAATGTTTGCTGCAATCAGAGTTCCCGATATTGCAGTGTTGCCTCCTGCACCTGCGGTGTCCTGAGTCAGCTGGAGCTGTGCGGTGCTAGCAGTAGCCTCAATGTCAAGCTCGCCGTTGGTGTCCGCCAAGTCGATAGCCGCAGCAAGAGCAGTCACAATATTCGCTGCAGTCTGACTTGCTCCTCGAGTCGAGAAGTTGTATTCAGTTGCAGATACTCTGGCTCCCCCACTGGATAGTACGTTGGTGCCGGTAAATGTGACAGTCTTAGAGGGACTACTGTTGTCGATAAGTGTAAGGGTCTTGCCAGTGTACAGTCCGTCCTGCCCAGGCGTTTTAACTGTCGCCACAATGTTTGAGGTAGTGCTTGTTGCCCGCTCTCGTGTGGGTCCAATAAAGGATCCTGCAATATCTTGAGTTACAGTCACCACGTTGGTGGATACCGTAGCGGTTACGTTGATCGCAGATGCCCCGTCGATTGCTGTCTTCAGTTGGGTGGCTACGTCGTTAACAGCAGTCACGCTCTGGACCTGGACTACGACCTGACCATTGACTACAGTTCCCGTTGAGTTTACTCCGTCATCTCGGAAAACAAACTCTTCCTCATTGCCCAGCGTGTCCCTAACCTGAACCACTTGGTCATCTACCGCTGCAGGGTAGGTTCCTCCAGAGTTGAGGGTCAGTGACTGGACGCTGGCTGTCTGGGTGCCTGTGCCCGTAAAGTTAATGTTGGCTGCGCCGTTAGTAGCTGCTGAGGTGTGTCGCTTTGCGCGATAGACGTAGCCGTAGCAGGTAGAGCTGGTGCCCCGCATGAAGGTGACGGGGAAAATGTCGGTAACTTCTGATCGTTGGTCGTGGTTGTCGGCTACTACCTGATAGGAGGTAAGGTCGTACTGGTTGTCGTTGGTCCCATCCGCAGTATGGTCGTACGCGTCAAAGTTCAGTTCTTTGATAAACCGGAAGCCAGGGTGTGGACGTACACCCCCCTGAAGGGATCCATCGTGACCTGTCAGCTCGCTAAGTAACCCTTTGCCGACAGCAGTACGAGGTACAGACTTATCCCCGGAAGGCTGGGATAGGTCAATGGTCCACTTTGCGTCTACGTTCGGCACAGTCTCTCCAAGGATACGGGAACTTGCGGTTCAGCCAGTTCTGTCTGTTCTTACAACCGCAGTCTTTCTTCTGCTTGATTAGGCCAAAGGAGACAACTTTGATTGCCCATTTGACGGTATCTCCAACTCCACGGTGGTTGGGGCACCACCTATACTGTCGTACCTTGGGGGGCACCGCAGCGACTACGGGTTCAGCCTCTGACGCATTGTGGATGCGGTACTCAGGGCAAACAAGTTGACACGTCCCAGGAGAGGGTCGCCCTCCGTAGTAACCTCGGAGACAGGAGCCTTTGCTCCAATGTGGACAGTTGATTGTTTCTAGTTTCATTAGGACACCGTACAGGTAAGGGTTGCTAGGTTCACACCACAAATAGAAGTTCCGGTAGACACACTAGTGTATGTGCCGGCGGGGTTCGGAGAGGCAACGTCTTTCTCGTATTGACAAATAACCGCTCCCAGAAAGGTAACGTCGTTGCTGATTGAATAAGAGGCAAACAGGTTGAATTTGCCACCGGGGAAGCAAATAATGTTTGCAGCGTCGATTCTGAAGTGGAAAGTCCCTAGGCAGTTGTGGAAGTCCGGGTCGCAAGTCCTGGGTGTTCCAGTGGTTTCACCGTCGGGGCAGGTATTACCTGCACACACATCAACACCCATATTTGTATATGTTCCATTTGAGGGTCCGGGATTCTGAGTGCCTATCCACTGACAAGCTCCAAAAGATTGAACGGTGTAGTTGCCTCCTTTCAAAGTACCTATGTTGGCGCAAATGTCTGTATCGACACCAGGAACAATGCTTCCTGTAGGACCAGGACCCGGATCGGAGCAGGGGTTTGATGCGCTCGGGCTGTTAAAGCAATTACTAACTCCCTCGGCACAGCAGTACAAGCTCCGACTGATTGGGTTGGAGGATCCTCCGCTAAGAGAAAGATCCGGGAACGTAATCGTGTATGTCGTAGCGGAGTTAGGGTTTTGGGTGTTAGGGTCGCAGCAGCAGTCACACCCGAGCACGGCACAGTCGGTCAGGCCATCGCTCGTTGCTTTGGCGCAGTCCACAAACGGACTGTTTTGCGCTGAGCCGCTACAGGTAATGCTGCAGTCAATACCGCCAAATCTGTTAGGAAACGGACCTGACATGGCGACGTGGTGAGCAAAAGGACCTTGTATGTCGCCGCTCGGGTTACCGCCGCAGTCATTTGTGCTAACAAAAGCATCCCCGTCAAACTCTTTGCCGCAGCGTGAGTTGTTGTTGTAGCTGCTGTTTCCGGCAACGACGTTGAAGGGGTCTACGTCCTGCACTGAGTTTTCCGGGTCTAGAAAGTAAGCCTTATTGCCAAGACAGTGGGTTGTGCTTGCAGTAGTGTTAACTGCTTTGTTGCTGGCTTTAGCGGGATTACACCCAGAGCAAGAAGAACACCCCAGGTGGTATTTCCCTAAGGCGAATTCAGCAGAGTGGAAGTTGTATACGTTGGATATGTTTCCGGGTAAGTTGCAGGACCCACAAGACTGGTCGCACTCTACAGAGTCCAAGTAGAACCGGTGCTCGCATATTGCTTTGCACAAAGCTTCACCGCTCGAGACAGTACCTGAAGCTCCTCCGATACTTGCGAGTACATTTACACCGGATCCTCCACTCCCGTAAAGAGGAATGTTTCCTGCGCAGTCCCGAACAAATAGGCCGTCGATACCGTCAATAATGTTGCAGTTGTTTACGTCACTAAAAGGCGCCTTGAGGTCGGTGATGGTAGCGGCGGTAACCACCTGCTTCCCTGAGTTAAGTGTGAGTCGTATTTTGACTCCAACGTATGGAGTAGGAAGGGCCCTCAGATTGCCGGTGCTGCTGTCGTAATAGTTGTTGGCGGTTGGAAGAGTGTCGAAGTAATACGGGTTGCCTGAAGAGTCTTCTGCAAACACAACAGAGAAGAATGCGTCTCGTCGTATGTACACCGCCCCGCAGTCAATGTCTGCACAGCTGGTGCAGTTTGATCCTCCAATGCTTCTACCCGAACACTCGAACTCAGAGGTGTCGGGATCTACAGAACCACAGCCTGTGTCGTTGGAGTCCGAGCCTTTGCCTGCCCGATAGTCGTATGTGCCGCCACAGCCGCACTGGGTTTCAGCGACACAGTTGGGGCAAAGCTTAAGTTCTACAAACAGTGAGGCATTGTCTGAGCAGCAGCAACCTTGGAGTGAGGCAGCTCGCTTGAGGCTACCAACCTCGCTGCTGTTGGTGTCAATGTCATGCATCAAGAGAGCACCGGTGTTGGTGCTATCCCCGTCAACATAGACTCGACGCCGGAGGGTCACTGCGTGCAGACCGCCGCTGTGGTCACCAGGTAAGAGGTGCCGTCACTTGAAACTTCAGAGGAGGGATTAGTGGGGGTTTCGATCAACAAGATGTTTTTCTTGTGGATCGTGATTTGGCCATTGCTGGAGTTGTAGCTAACGTCGGTAACTACTTGAAGAGAGTTGGTCGGAACAGGGCTGGTGCCGTCCACCCCTGGCTCTCCCTTGTCTCCCTTCTCTCCCTTCTCTCCTCTAGGTCCCCGATTCCCTTGAATACCTTGGGGTCCTTGTTCTCCATCGTCTCCTCGAATCTGATTGAGAAACGCACCCAAGTCAAGGCTTTCAGCAAACGGTCCCTCCTGCGTACCGGACATCAGGTAAGGAACCCCCTGAGCTAAGTTTCGAACCCCGAAGTTTTGGTTGCCTTGAAGCATGGACTGACCAAGTTGGTAGTCCTGCTCTTCCTGAGATCCTTGAGTGTTTCGAGATCCGAAGCCCATGTCTTACTCCATTCCAAGACTGTAGATGTGGCGATCCTGATTGTCCACAGTGTTCTTTTGGAACTTCTTGGGGCTGCGCATCTGCATGTAGGACAGGTTGTCACCGATAGTCTTCAGCGCCTTGCGGTACTCAAGTTGCAGGAACTGCATCTTCTTGGCCGATACATCCTTCATGACGCCGAGGTTGATGGCTGCTGCAGCGGAGACCGCCTGCATCAACGACTGGAATCCTTGAGGCACGATCTCGTAGTGGATGTCTGTTTTGGATCCATACGCCGAAGTGTCGAACGCAACACGCACAGTCACTTGGTCGTCGCCGGCGTCGGTTGCTGCCAAGGTGTGGGAGTCGATCACTCGCTCCTCAACCACGGTTGCGTTGCCTGCAGTGTTCTTCAGCAGACGCAGGGTCGCTCCGACGTAGGAGTTCGGTCGACGGTCGATTGCACCCACGGCTACCTGCGATGGCAAACAGAGGGTAAGCGTCTTGCGGTCTGCAGAGAGCTGGCCATTCCCTTGGTTGTAGTGGGGGAGAAAGTCGCCGTTAGGAATGTAGAAGAGGTGGAGGCTAAGGTTTTTGTCTGGCTTTGGACGCACAGAAAGAAGGTTGCCTTCAAGCGACCAGTTAGGTCCGGACGGGTGGAACTGGCCTTCAGGTTTGTAGTCTGCGGTAATAATGTTGTCGCTGTTCATCTGAACAAGACGGAAGATCTCACCTACGTTGGGAGGCAGCTGGTAGTACTCGGTTCCCGACACCAAAGAGATTGCGTGTCGAACAACAACGGGATTGTCAAAGTTCAACGACAGGCGAGACAGGACGTTGACCATCTCCGGCATAATGACGTTGCGGACAAGAAAGTCGTTGCTGTACTTGGACGACGGCTCGTCAAGGTAGCCCCGGACACGCTCAATGACTGAGAACAAAAAGGACCCGGTACTATGCATGGCTGTAGATCTTTCCGGACGTCATGTCCTTCAGTGCGTCTCTGGTGCTCTCTAACGTCTCTCCGCCCTGACGTGCTCCCACAAACGGGGAGGTTGCAAGGTTTCTGTGGCTTTCATCCAAGCCCTTCTGCTTCGTCCACTTAAGCATGTCCTTCTTCTCCTCGGAGGACTCAAGAGCACCTGCGTGTCTTTCTGCTCTAGCCTCACGAGACTTACGCTTCATGCGTGCCATCTTCTCGTCGATAGGCATGCACAGAAGCTCAAGGAAGTTCTGGTCTAGTGGTTTGCGGTCAAAGGGCTCGTTTTGTACGTGAAGCTCTACGCACCTGCGTTGGTTCTGGTTTCGCCATGCTGCCAAAACAAAACTGCCGTACTCCCGATGGTAATACAAGAATAGCTCAGGGATCTTAACAGTCCGTCGAGCCCATCTAATCCACTCTCCGTCCGGCAAGACGAAGTGGCGTTCATCCATTTCTAGTCCGTCGTTATTCAACATGTCGCTACTCTAGCAAAAGACCCCCCCACCCGCGAAAGGCAGGGGGGCCCGAAAGGCAGGAGACCTTATTAGACGGTCTGATCTTGACCGTAGATACGGTCTTCAGTAATGCCGACCACCTTAAGTCCGGCAAACTGATCGGGGCAGACCTGCATGCGCAGGTAACCAGGCATTTGAGAAGCTTCGGTGACGAAGTTTCTACCGCCTGCGTTGGTGTAGATCGGCAACTGGTTGGTACCAGTACCGGTCAGAGCACCCGCCACAAACTCGAACGGAGCGAAGGCTGGGCCTTGATCGAAGCTCGAGGTTCCTGAGATGCTTGGTGGCACGTACTTCTTGTAGTTGCCGCCGCCCATCTTGAGCCCGTACATGGTTCCTTCTTCCACGTAGCAGGAGGTGTAGCCCGTGTAGGACTTACCATCCATCGTGAAGTTGAAGCCGGAGTTGAACTGGTCGTTTGCACCACCAGCGCTACCGCCTTCAGAACCTTGAGTGGCGAGCGAGGAGAGACGACCCGTACGGTCGAGGATCTCGCGGCCAATCTTGGTGGACTCGTAACCCAACCACACACCGTCGGACGCCACGAGGGTGTCGATGGTTTGACCGTGCTTGGCCTTCGCAGCGTGGAAGCGGCGGAGGATTTGACGGAGCGTGTGCTCGGTGAGAAGAGAGCTGTTCAAGTTGCGGAAGAGCGACTTGTGCTCGGGACGTTCGTTCACATTGATGTCTTCACCAAAGATGGATTCACCAGCGGCTGCTGCAGATGCAGAACCACCAACGGTACCAAGAAGGGTGTTGAACATGGTGGAGCTAGCGGAGCTGTCGCCACCCTTAAGGAACGAGTTGATACCGGCGATGTTGGTAAACTTAGCGCCGGAATCGGTGTAGTGGCTGTTGGCGTGAACAATCACGTCGGTATTCACTACGCTAGAGAATGCATCCACGTTGGAGACGAGACGCACAGTGTTGGTGATTTCGTCAACGAAATCCACAACCACCACTTGTCGAACGCCGGCAGACTCATTACGGCGGGCTTGGCCGATAGCGGAGCCCGATGAGTCTTCGTAGATGTCGAGTTGCTGGCCGACCATGAATCGGTCGATGGCTTTGTTGCCAGGCTCAAACTCAAGGTAGTAAGGACCTGAGCCAGAGGTGGACTTCGAGGTCACTGACGAGAGGACGTAACCGTCGTTCTGCGAGGTGTACCACGAGTTACACAAAGTCTGAGCGATGTTGCGGGAGAAGCCTTCGAGCTTCGGAGCAACGATCTGACCGATGAATGCCGGCGAAGCTTCAGCTTGCAGTTCACCAAGGGTGAATGCAATGTTGGCCACCATGGTGCGCATAGGCAGACCGAAGCGGTAAGGCTTCTGGTTCATGCCGTCAAGAGCATCAGGGAAGCTTTGGGTGACTTGTTGCTGGAACAAGCGGTCGCCAAAGGTTTCGTCGGTAGCATCACCGAACAGGGCGAAGTCATTACGGCTACGACCTTGTTCGAAGATACCGGTCAGACCGCCCATAAAGACCTTGAGGATCTTGTATTCACGGCCAAGGGCGTCCACGGGACCGACGCCCATCGAGCTGGTAACCATGTTCTCCCAGATGGGGTCCACCCCTGGAAGCATGATGTCGATGTTTTTGTTGATCACATCTTCGATACGCTCAACGTGCGTATTGAAAAGTTGACCGGATGAAATCAAAGCAGGCATTTTCGCCTATCTCCTTTTACAGCTTGGTGTTTCCTCCCGTCGAAACATCTGCTGCAATATCGAGCAAGGAGTCTTCGGCAAACTTCCGGGCTTTGTCGTAGACGGTTCCGGTAGTGTCCTTTCCTGGCTCGAACTTAGGCAGTTCGACGGGTTTCTTTTGGTAAAACGCGGTTTGACCAGCAGCTGTTTCCGGAGCCCGACCAAGTTTGTCGGGGTCTCCGATTACCGTCCGGTATCTATCTGCGACGGACTTCGCCGCCGTCTCTGAAGCAGTCTTGATAGTGCTGTCGTTGATCTCCCCTCCTGCTGCCCGCACCTTGCGGAGCTGGCTAAGGGTTTCACGTTGGACATCTTCACTAATCACTGCCATACGCTCAGAGTGTCCCTCGTCTCCATGAACACGCTTGAAAGCGTTGCTGATAGAGGCAAGGGAATCTTGAGACGTTACGGCTGAGACTGCGTTTGACAATTTGCCTTGAAGAGCTTCAAGCCTAAGTTGCTTCTCTCGCTCTTCAACCTGTTCGAGTCTTTGGTTGAGTTGGTCTACCCGAGGATCTTCCTGCGGGGCCTGTTGTGGTTGGCCTTGTTGGTCCTGAGGCATATTCTGACCTCTCATGCTTCCGATATATTCTTCGATTTGTTCTGGGGTATAGCCTTCGTACGTCATTACGTATCGAAGGTCTGCTTCTCGTTCTGTGTTAAGTTCGCCTTGTTGCCGCATCAAGTTCGACGCGGCTTCTTGGTACTCACGAAGGTTTTGGTTTTCCCGAATGGTTTGAGCCATCTGGGCTGCGGTGTAAGTTTCTCCGTCGATTGTGACCTTCTGGTCTAAGTTCACCTCAGGCGCAGATTCTTCTGCTTGAGGTTGCTCCTGTTGTGGAGTCTCTACAGGAGCAGGTGCCTCTGTAGGGGTTTCGGTTGGAGTTGCTTCTTCACTCATTGTTGTCTAGCTCCTGCCATTTGGGGCTGTTGTTGTGGTCTGGGCATTGGTCGCCCTTGTTGTTGCATACGCTTCATCGCCGCTTCTTCAGGCAGCGGCACGCCTTCCGGTAGGATGTTTCCTAGTCCCTGCTGGAGGAACTGTTTGTACTTCATAAACTCGTCTTGAACTGACGGGTCTGCCATGGCCATCTGGGGTCCGGCCATGAAAGATGTTAGAACCCGAAGCTGCAAGTTTGGTAGTGCTGTGTGAGGGGTCAAAATGATCTCGCCTGGAGACTCCCCGTTTCCGTAGAGCATCAGGCAGTTTTTAACCACCATCTCGTACGCTGCTCTTTCCTCCTCCATATAGATAGCGAAGTCCAGGCCTTCCTGCAAAGAAAGCAGCATTAGGCGTATCGGGTCTCCAAACCCAGGTGCAGCATAGAGTTGCAGTGCCTCCTGCTTCCGAGCTACCTCAGACCGGGGATTGGTCTCTTTGATGGTGATTCCGAGGTTGGCGATGGTCGGCAGGGGGTTGTCGGCAAACGACACAAAACCAGACTCGTTGTCGATAACTGCGCCTGCGAGGTCAAGAGTGAGGTTGTTGACGGGGATAGCTCTTCGGCTAAGTGCAAGTGCTCGAGAGGCTTGGGTCAACATTGCTCGGTGGCTTTGAGAGAACGCCTTCTCAATAGACCGCATGGGGGTCATCATCAGCTGGCGGTTCTTCTCATCGAGGAAGCCAAGCCCCGCAGCACTGTCGACTCGACCCTTGTTGGCGACGAGGTCGCGGAAGGGGTTGATCTGATCCATCAACTGTTTGGCATACTGCGCGGTCTTGCCGGGGAGATCGCCGGAGTTTACAGGTGCGATGTTGAACGGTCGGAAGCCAGGGTCGATTGCATCGGGTTCGTAAGGGAGAACACGAAGTCCTCGTCCGACATCCCGTAGTGCAGCACGTTCGTTGAACTGTCCTTGGGGCAGTACAAGAATCCCGTATTGGTCGATATCGCGGATGTTATTGAAGAGAGCCTTGAGCAGCTTCTCCATCTCTCGGCTAATCGAGAACAGCAGATCAAACAGACCAGCGCCGTAGAAAGACCCTGTCTCAATAAATCTAGCCACCCCGATTGGGCAGTACACCTCAACATCGGTGTATTCCTCGTCGGTGATTACATAGTCTCCGGAGGTGACGGCATACCGAGTTACGGTGTTGCGATGGCCAAGCATCCAGAGTTCACGAATACGAACCAGCTCGTATTGTGTTTCGGTCGGGTCACCGCCCTGACCGGTGTATCCACTGCCTCCGCTGTAGCGAAGACCTCCTGTGGTATTGCTAAGACGGTCTGCGTAGTCCGAGTCGTCCTGCGGAGCAGCCCCTGCTTCAACCGAGAAGTAGAACAACTTCTCTTTGTTTGTCTTGATTCTGCGCCCGAACTTCTCTACCAGATAGCTCATGGGCACAATGCGCTCACGAATCAGACCGCGCTGTTTGGTGTGATCGTGTCCCAGTGAAGGGAACGCGTACAGCTCTCGAGGGTGAACCACTTCAAGGTCTGCAGTCAAGCCGACTGTGGGGGAGTCGACCACGTGTCCTGCAATGCCGCAACATCCGCAAGTCGCAAGGATGTGGGCAAACTCCGTGAGGGTCTCCTCTGCCCGGTCTCGTGAAACCATGGCGTCTGCGATGACTTGAGCGATAGAGCGATCGCGCACCTGAGAAAGAGACGATCCTGACCTAAGAATCTTTGGGCGCACGTCCATCGCAGACAGGACGCCGACAACCCGGTCAATCGCTGACAGAAGTTCCTGGCTCTGGAACTCCATGTTCCCGTCCTCGTCGAGGTGGTGAGGCTGGAGCATTCCAGTCTCAGGATCAAATACGTCGAAGCGACGAGCGCCGTTGAGGTAGTACCACGCCAAAGACCACATCGTGTACCGATAGGAGTGGTTGGCTTCTTCTCTCTCAATGTGTCGGTCGATGACCTGACAGAGAGAGGCCTTATCCTTGGTTAGTGTGTAGGTATCCTCAGGCATCGTCCTTGTCCGTATTCGCTGCCGCCCCTCGAGGGACGTAACCAGGAGGCACGTAAGTACGAACGGCCTCTACGCTAGGTAAATTCAGATCCTCCTGCGGTCTATAAGAGGCAGGACTTTGTAGGGGGGCTTTTTGCCGCATAGGAGCCCCAACCACCTCTGCACCTTTTATGCTGTAATAGACCTCCATTACACGCTCAAAGAACGCAAGAGGCACCACCACATGGTTGGGGTGGATTTGTAGTTCAGACTTTGCTTCTTCCATCTGGCTCCTGCTTTCTCTGCATCAAAAGCGCCAAGTCGTCTAGCGATAGGTTTTGTAGGGGCAGACCAAACAGGATTGGGTTTCCATGTTGGTCGCGGGTTTCCCCTTGTTGAAGTTTCTCTATCACAGACATGTCTTCTGATTGTTCTTGGACTGCCTTTCCAGGCTTGCCTCGAATGATATACATAGACATAGAAACAGTATCAAGTTCGTCGTCGTGCTGCAGACCGCCGTCACGAGCTTCCGGGTTGAACTGCTCGATCTGATCCACCAGCGCACGCCATGGCTTACGGTTGCGATCACGAAGAGGAATCTTGATCTTGCCGTAGTCAAACCGACGCAAGAGGGCGGCAATCTTTGCCGACTTGGAAGTCATGCCGGGGTTGAACTTCTTGATGCGGGGCAGGTGTTGGACGTTGGCCATGTCCGACGCTCGAGTGCTGACAATAGAATAAAGAGTGTCGTAGACACTAAGTCCTTCTTTGATGCCTTCGACGTGAACAGTGGGGCAACGCCACTTGTCGGCCATCTGCAACACGGCGTCGATTAGCTTTTGCTGCTGACACTGTGCTGACCACATATCAAACACAAACAACTCGTTATCTTTGTTGACACCCATCAGGGTGCACACCTTGGAGTCTGAGTCCTTTGTGGAGGTGTACGAGGTATCAACCGCCATAAACAAACGACAAGACGCAAGAAGAGAACCAAGGGTTTGCTTCCGCAACTCGTCATTTGTGTGCCAACACACTATGGTGTTGGAACTATGTGGATCGACTTCGAACTCTTCATCAGGCTCCTCAAACCAATATCCGTGCTTCTCCTCTTCTAGGTTCGGGAAGAAGACTTCGTCACCCCGCCCAGGCTGAGCCATGTACTCAGAGAGGTAGTTGGCAACCCCAATGGTTTCCTTGATCTCTTCGAGTGACACGCACTTTTTGAAACGCTCATCTTGCTTTGCCAAGAGATCACGTTCTGCTGTTGTTGCTGGCCACATGTCTGGCCAGCAGCTTTTGGGGTTTCCTTGCTCATCTTGATACTCCGATCGGATAATGATGCGATCCCACTTGTTGAACCGGGGGTCACGTGCTTTGCCCCCTTCTACGTCCATAGCGTGGAATGCATAGTGCCGGCGAGACACAAACGTAGCGAGCCAGCGTGCACCGCAGCCCGCACGCATAACCATGGGGAGGACAACCTTGAAGAGCAGCTGATCCATGTACTCACGGATGAGTGACATAGAGGTCGAGGCCTTCGGGTCATACTCGGGG